CCTTCCTGGGCATTGAACGCCGCCACGGCGCGAGCCATCGACCGCTCACCCGCTTCGCTGTCACGTTGCACCGCACGATCACGCATGTGACTGACGCCACGTTCTAGGAACTCATGGGCAGCGATGCGCGGTGTTGTGGTTGGTGCACAGCCTGGGCGCCACTCTGTAACAATGAACGCCCCACGGGGTTTCTCATCGCTGAACGCATGCTCCATACAATTATTCATATCCATACGGTAGTTATAACCCTCGTGACCGATCCATGCAGGGTAGTTAAATTTAGCGACGGCAATCGCCCAATTTGGTGCTTTCACACCATTTACGAACCATTCCTTGCTCATATTTGCCTCATTCATTGTTAACGGTTATGATTGCCCGCATTGGGTCATGTGGATCAGTTAATGCCGATCATCGTTTGTGACAGATCAAGCTATCGCGTTACTCGTCGTGAATATACCGATGAGGGATTTCTGCGCGTTCCGGGCAACGTCGCACGTACCGGCATTCAGGAATATCTCGCTCGTGAGCTGGGCCTTCCTGGCGATCCTAATCGCATCATCCGCGTGTACCGTCCCGCTGAAGAAGTGTTTAAAGATGAATCGCTCGCCTCATTCGATGGCGTTGACGTCACTGTAAACCACCCTGACGGCCTCGTCAACAGTAAGAACTTCAAAAAGGTTTCCGCTGGCGTAGTGCGTGGCGTTGGTCGACGCGATGGTGATTTCGTTCAATGCGACCTGATCGTCAAAGACCAGTCGGCCATCGACTCGATCAACTCCGGCAAGTGTGAACTCAGCGCCGGTTACACGTCGGTATACATTGAAGGTCCGGGTCTCAGCGCTGACGGTGAGCCATACGACTACATCCAGACCGACATCAAGATTAATCACATAGCCTTGGTTGATAGAGCCAGGGCCGGTCCATCTGCAAAAGTGTTCGACAACAAAACCCCCATTGGAGGCAACACAATGCCTGTACTCATTACCACTGATAGCGGGCGCAGCGTTGATGTTGCTGATCCTGCAAATGCTCAGGTAGTCGCCGACGCGTTCGACCGACTGACCCTGCGCGCCACCACTGCTGAAGCCGCCGCCGAGAAAGCTCAAGCGACTGCCGACGGTACCGCCGAGAAACTGACCGCCGCTCTGGCGCTGGGCAGCGACGACGCGATCAAGACCCGTGTGGCCGCACTGGGTGCGCTGAACACCACCGCTCGTAAAGTGGCCGGCGATGCGTTCACCTGCGACAGCGTCGACCCGACCGAAGTGATGCGCGCTGCACTGCTGGTCAAGCGTCCAACTGTTGACTGGGCTGCGAAGTCCCCGGCGTACATCCAGGCATCGTTCGACATGGCTGTTGAAGCTGAGCCGTCCGAAAAGGATGTCGTGACAACCGTTACCGGTGATACCGCGACCGTCCTGAGTCAGTTGCTTGCACTGGCTAAAGATGCGTCGGGCAAGTCCACCGCTGACAAAGCCACACCAACCGTCGACGCGTACAGCGCCTACAAAGATAAACAGGCCAACGCCTGGAAAGGAGACGCAAAATGAGCGTAAGTGGCGGCAACGCAATTAACCACGGCGTCGCGTATGCGGGTATGGTTTCCACCGGTTTCCAACTGCGTAACGGCGTCTCCAAACTCAATAAAGGCACCGTGAACATCGCGTTCGGCCTGGGTGTTGTGACCGACGGTGACGACGGTGCGAAACTGCCCGTAGCCGCTTCGACCGCTGCTCAGTTCATCGGCGTCATCAAGCGTGAGCTGAACCGCGCCTACACCGCTACCGATGTGGTCGGCGCTGTAGCGAAGCGTGACATGACCGTCGTGACCAGCGGTGAGATCTGGGTTACTGCCCGTGTAGCCGTAGTCAAAGATGACCCGGTGTACGTGGTTGTCGGTGATGGTACTGGCACCAACCAGGGTCAGTTCTCGAACGTTGTCGGTGCTGCTGCGACCCTGGCCGTTCTCGTGCCGGACGCCAAATGGACCAGTTCGGCAGGTGCCGGTGCGCTGGCTAAAATTTCTCTGAACATTGGGGGCTGATCATGACTCAGCGCACTAAGATTTCCGTAGCCGTTGCTGACGCATACGCTGAGCGCAATGGTCTGCCGGTTGGCCATCAGGTAACGTTCACCGACGGTCTGCCGACCGTTGACGACGGTATCGCGTTTTACATCTCGCAACTGGCGAATCTGGAAGCTCGGATTTATCAAGCGAAGTACACGTCGATCAACTTCCAAGAGTTGGTACCGATCAACACGAACGTTCCAGAATGGGCCGATTCGTGGGATTACATTTCGTACGACGCCGTCACCATCGGCAAGTTTATCGGCTCCAGCGCCGACGACCTGCCAAACGTGGCAATCGCTGCGAACAAAACATCGGTGCCAATCGGTTACGCTGGCAACAGCTACGATTACAGCCTGGACGAGTTGCGCAAGTCGCAACAAATGCGTATCCCGCTGGACACCACCAAGGCTCAGGCAGCGTTCCGTGGTTCGCAGGAACACACCCAGCGTGTGGCTTACTTCGGTGATGCCTCTCGCCAGATGACCGGCCTGTTCAACAACGCCAACATCGCGTTGGACTCGTCGACCGTCAACTGGGCAACTGCTACCGGCCCTGAACTGGTGCAGGACATGAACTCCCTGCTGGTAAAAGTGTGGGTCAACTCGGCCAACGTACACGTTCCGAACGTGCTGGTACTGGACTCCGTGCGTTATGCGCAAATCTCCAGCAAGCGTATGGATACCGGTACAGACACCACCGTGTTGGAATTCTTCCTGCGCAACAACCTGTACACCCAGCTCACCGGTAACGCTCTGCGCGTTGTGCCACGTCTGCAACTGACCGCCGCTAACCTCGCCGCTGGTGGCGTGTCGAACGGTTCGAAGGATCGGATGATGGCCTACGAACTCAATGACGAGAACCTGGGCATGGTCAACCCGATCCCCTGGCGTGCACTTGCCCCGCAGATGCGCGGCTTGAACGTGTTTGTACCGGCGGAATACAAGACCAGTGGGGTCGAAGTGAGGTACTTATTCAGCGCTGCCTACCGTGACAGCTTGTAAAATGTGATGATTGAGGCGCTTCGGCGCCTTTTTCATGTCGTCATGTTGACCAATCCGTCACACGCGTACACAATAACCCAACCCCAACACATTCGAGGTAACCCCACATGCTACTGCGAAACAATGCCAAGCGACTGATCACTGTCAACGGACCAATGACCGAGGCAGGCTACAGCGAGTACTACGACATCAAACCCGGCGAAAACCCGGCAGTCGACGTCCCGGATCATTTGTGTCAGTCCGACTTTGTCCAACATCTGCTGTCCACCCGTGATCTCACAATCGAAGCGGCACCAGCGGCTGACGACGATCTCGAAGCGCTGCGCAACGAAGCACTGCTGCTCGGTATCGACGTCGACAAGAAGTGGAAAGCCCCACGCATCCGCGCCGAGATTGACAAAGCGAACACCTAACACCCAGCGCCAAAGACCGAGAAGAATGGTGAGTCTGACGAACGAGTTCACCCGCTAAACCCGCACACGCGGCAGTTACACTGGCCCGCCACTGTGCGGGCTTTTTCATGCGTGCTATCCTGTAGCGAACTAACCGAGGGTCGCGACATGGCGAGCTGGAAAGACGACTTAGCACTCGACGCGATGTTCCTGCGCGTCATGAATGGCCTACGTGGCCTTGTGACCCAGGATTACAACTCGGTGAACGTGAAGAAAGGTGTTCAATACGAGATCAGTGGTAACACTGCTGTTCTGGCTGACGGCGCGAGTATCGACACGATCTTCACGACTGGCGCCCTCCCCGTCATCATCAAAAGCCGTATCGTGAAGTTCAACGGTACGAGTATCACCACCCGTGTGTATCGCGCACCAACGTATACGGGTGGTACGATCACCCCGTACTTCAACCTGAACGATATCAATCCGGTGGTTGGCGGTGTGACGGTTCGTACAACCCCCACTGTGACCGTCGTGGGTACAGAGTTCGGCGCGCCAACGTTCGATGTCGGGTCGGTGGGTAACGGTAACTCGAGTCTCAGCACGTATTCGATCACGGGTATCGAGCGCGTACTACGCCCCAATACCACGTACTTGCAGCGAATCACGAACGACTCCGGTGCTGCACAGCGTGTGACGTCGTACCTGACGTGGTTCGAGGGTACTCCCGACTTCCCTAACGCGGACTATCCATAATGGTCATCACCCAGGCAATGATCGACAGCTTCCGGGCTGAATTCTTCGCGTTCGCCGACGAGACCAAGTGGCCCGACGCGTTGATCTCGTGCGCGTTATGTGAGGCTGACGCCGAGACTGGTTCGAGTCGTTGGGGCGCGTACGAGGATGAGTGTCACAACTTCAAGCGGCGCGGCATGTTCTACTTCGCTGCACACTGGCTCGCGACCAACTACGGTACAGCCGGTGTGACCGCTGACCCGAACTCTGAGGCGCGCCTGAACGTCGCCAGCAAATCGGTGGGCGACGAATCGATTGCATACCGAGTACCCAAAATGATGGACGTGGGCGACGACTGGTTGACCTTCACCGTGTATGGTCAGCAGTTTTATCGATTGCGCCGACGCGCGGGGATGGGAGCGATAGCAGTATGAGCGCCGATACGTCGTTACCCGCGAACACATGGTCAAACGTGTACGCCGCCACGGGTATTACGCCCGGTACGCCGATTCAGATATTCAACAAAGCGATATGGGATGTGACGGTGCAAGAGGCTGGATCGCAACCGGGCGCTGCGTCTCGTGATGGTCCGTGCATTTGCCGCGCTGATACATGGATTGCGGACCAGAGCGGCGTAACGGGCTGCTGGGTATGGTCACCCGGTCCAATCTGGATCAACGTTCAGGTGGTGACCGATGCTTAAGCCTCGAGCGTTGCACAGTGCCAAGACCAAGCGAATGGAAACGTACACCGGTACCACGGACGCGGCGGGGTTACTGACAGTCACGTACCCTACCCCGTTCGCGGCTGTACCGAACGTACAACCCGGACCGGTCCCGTCGAGCGACATGGTGTGGTCGCTGGTGTCCAGCACCGTCAACGGCTTCAGCATTCGACTCGTCCAGCGCGCTACGGTCACACTGTTGGCGGTGCAGGTGTTGCTCGGTACCGTTACGAACGTGGCGGGTTCGGCTGCTCAGGTGTTGGTTGTGGAGCGCTGACAGGTAACACCACGCAGCGACAGTTAAACGATTGATATTTCCACGGGTTGGCTGTGCGATCTCGCTTATTAACCAACATCCGAAAGATACGACCCGTAATATGACGAGCCAACGGATCACCCCGCTCACACACTGCATACTCAACGGCCCGGGTAATCGCTTGCGGGCCGACCCACCCGATACGGGTATCAGCGTTCCACGCCAAACGGGTCGCACCGTATGCGAGCTTGAAACACTCACGGGCAGTCATCATCACCCCAACTCCTTCTCGGTCTTACGTGGGTTCTGCACGACGAAACTCTCGTTCTGATGTGCGTCGTTGTAGAACATGTCGCTGCACACGAACCCGGCAGCCTGGAGCGCGTCACGTGCAATCTTTGACAGCGTCGCACGACTGGCACCCTTGAACGTTATGGTCGCGTTGGTCATGGTGTCACACTCACGTAAAGAGGTAACCAATACCAGCAATGACTAAACCCACACCGGCTAATCCCAATGCTGTGAACAATACCCCGGCGATACCTGTCATTAGGATGGTCCCCACACCGTCATGTTCTTTCCAACCCACAATCATCCCGGCG